TCAGATCCAGCGCCTCGCTGAATGTTACCGTCATAGTCATAAGAATGGTTAACAGAAGTACGCTTAGTAGGCCACGCAGGGTTCACTAAGTTAGTATTTGCATTTTCTGTGCCCATAACAACACCATCGTTGTCTTCAACAAGAATTGCGTCAACAGTACCGTAGTCTGCACCTGCAGGAGCGTCAGCTGCTGAGTCATTTGTAAAGAATACAAAGTACTTAGCGAACTCGTCGTTCTGTAGGTTAGTACCAAAGTTAACTGTAAGTGTTGCAATAAAGTTAAACACCCGAGTTGTGTTCTGAGCATCATTAAACTCAATAGAGTTGATGTCGTCGATTGAGAAAGAGTCAATGTAAACACCTGTAGAAGTTACTAGAGTATCTCCAACAAAGTTCAATAGACCATTCGCAGTCTTACCGATAACAACACCAGTACCATCAGCATCAATATCAGATGCTTGTCGCAAGTAGTACTGAATTCTTTCATAGATATCAGTAGTTCTTGCTGAGCCGCCATCAAATGCAGCAGTAGTAGTATCGCCGTCAATAATGATTGTAAACGGATAGTTAACACCAGCAATTTCTCGCTGACCGTCAAACAGTACATAAGTATTGCCTGAACCAGTGTCTGAACCGTTTGCAAGATCGCTAGAGTCACCAGCAGATGGAGAGCCTCCGGCTACAGTAACTTCATACCAGTTGCCATCACTACCTTTTACAACGTTACCAACTACGTAGGTTTGAGCAGTCGCCCAATCACCAAGAACGTCTTCGTTAGTAATACGATCACCCGCAGAGTCTCGTAAGAAAGTAACATTTACATTGCCATACACGTCACGAACTACAGTACCCCCAGTAACAAACAGACCTGTTTCTGAGCCTGCTACTGAAAATTGAGTAGCAGAAGGAACTGCTGTAATTTCTACAGAAGCTACGTTATAACCTACAGGATCCATTCCGACTACAGTGATAATTTCACCTACAGAAAGACCATGCTCAATAGCACCAGTAGTATACGTTTGAGTAGTTCCGTCACCGCTTGCAGCAGTAATAGCAAGACCATCAATAATCAAGTCTTCTGCGTGAGTAACTTTCAAGTCAACAGTGTTGGTAAGTGGGAAACGATATGCCTGGAAAGTAGCAGTCGTAACACCGATGTCCCCAAAGTTTGAAGAAGCGTAGGTTTTTTGCCATTCGCGAACAAACAGTTTAAAGAATGATCGGTAGTTAAAGTCTGCAATACCATCGCCATTGTCATCTCGGTAGATTTGAATAGCTTGGTTAACAGCACCAAACAGTTTAATAGAGCTAGTATTGTCTACAGTCTCATCATTAACCTGCTGATAGTATACTTGGTCGGTATCGCCCAAGGTTCCCAAGGTAATGATACTTGCCCATTCTTCGGTAGTATCACCAGCAGTGTTTTTAACAGACCATCCACCAGTTCTAAGAAGTTCTACTGTAGTAGCACTTACTGTACCAGAAGTTTCTGTCTTATCCCAGTTCCAGCCATTTACCATTTCGAACTGTTCGTCCGTAATTGGGCTCATTGGAAAGGGGAATTTAATTAGAGTAGCATTATCTCGCCATGCATCTTTAAGACGAGAGTAAACTGCTTTTACAGTTACGCCGTCGTCAGGAAGGTTACCTGTAACTTTGAGAGCAATACGCAAATTAGCATAGTCAATAAGCAATTCAGCCACAGCACCAGCAAAAATAGAATTAATGCTTACGTCTGTGATTGCAATGTCTAGCTGATCTGGATCGCTAACAACATTAAGTGGTTGAAAAAAATTGGCCATTCAGTTTTCTCCCAATAGCCTTGCCCTAATTTTAGAGCTTTATGGAACCGTCCCAATACTGTATTGATTATCAGGTTCCTGAAATACAGTAATGTTAGAGTTCTCCGAGGATTTCAGGAGTAACGGAACCCTAAAAAACTTAAAGTCCAAATTATGGGCTACAAGTATTGTAGGAATGTCCCCTGCTCCAGCATCATAGCCGTAAACAGCTAGATATTTTCCAGAATTATCTGGATCTGTTGTAATGGAGGAAAACGTGCTGCTTACTGGAGAGGCCCCTACTGTTTCTGCTCCTACTACTTCAGTGTATGTAGTAGGGTCGTTAACATCTGTGTAGCTATAGATTCGTAGTTCTGTTCCTTCTTCTATATTATTTATTGTTAGAGTTTTTGCATTAACAAAAGTTACAGTGCCTCCACCGGTTGCAGTAAAACTATTGGCATTTCCACCATCAGTATTACTAACTGTAATACTAGTTCCACCATTATTTAAATGTACATCAAACTTTCCTGTTACATCATCAAAACGAATATCTTGAAAAGTTTGATCTGTTGTTTGTGTTATTTCTATTCCTTCGTCACAATTTGTAAAACTACAGGAAGTGACTGTTATACCGCCAGGCCATAATAAAGCACCATTAGTGACAGCTTCAGTATAGTTAGAAATACCATTATTTGAAAACGTAGAAGTAGAAGGGTCTATCTGCAAACAATTGTTAAAAGTATTATTAGTAACTGTTTGTCCTGCTTTAAAGAAAAACTGGCCTCCGCCTGAGAAGGATACTCCTCTTACTGTAGCGGAAGACACATTAGCAGCTGTTGTATTAAACTCATACCTATTTTCAGCGGAGGATACTACGCCCTGGTCAATAAAAATTGTTGTAGCGTTTGTTCCATTTCCTTCAAACATAATATCGTAGTAGGAAGCTGCTACAGGACCATTTGCAGCAATAACAACTTGAGATTCTGATTTAAATGCAGTGGCCGTTGTTCCTGTATTATCTCCAATTTGAATAGGACCAGTAAGACGGAATACTCCATTATCTGATTGAAGTAAACCCCATCCTTGGGCAGCGTCTGCAGCTGCAATTTCTACCCAGCTTATCTCATCTCCAGAGGTTCCTCCGTATACATCGTATACTGGAGTATTTGCCGGTACATAATATATATTATCTAACCAATTATTAACAACGTTTCTAGGAGATGAAGTAAAGTTTATACGAACTCCAACCCGAGTGACAGCAGAAATATTAGCATTTGTTCCGCTATTCTGATCAGGAGTTCGGGTCATGTCTACTACTAGTAGTGTCCAGCCTCCAGCATATTCAGGAAGCCCTTCAGTTCCTCCCACAGGCTGTCTTACAGTAAAATAAGAAGTATTAGAGCCATCTCCTACTAAAACTTGCACAGCATTAGTAGCTGTAAGTTTTCCGTATGCGGTGTTTTGCCACCACATACATAAATGAGTATTTGTTAGGTTTACAGATCCAGTAGTAAAGTACAAGAAAGATTTATTTGCTTGAGCTTGTATAATTGAAGATACAGAGTTGCTTCCCTGAATAAATATCTCATTGTCTAACGATACACCAGTACCAGTCCACGAAGCCGTAGACTCCGCAGTAGATATAACCGTACCATTAGTAGTAGGAGTATTTAAAAGAGTAGCGGTAGCCATTAGGGAGTGCTTCTAGTAACGTCCTTAACTACTTTTACTTTTCCTATTAAAAGAGTCTGAACGCTGCCTGTGTCATCTATTTGCTGAACATCATAATTATAAGTTTTAGCTTCTAAATTTTGAGTAGCTGTTTTATTGACAGAGATATACACTAAACCATCTAGTGCGTCTTGACCGGTAGGAGAAACACTTACTTGAATATTGCCAGGATCTGGGTCGTCGATATTATCTTTTAGGGTAAAGTAAAAGACATAATTAGTCACATCTAACGGTTGATTGTTAGATGTGATATTAAGTTTAATGGTCCAATCGTCGCCTCGGACAAGAGGGTTTAAGTCTTTTGCTGTATATGCCATAAAAGAATGCCTTGTACTTTTTCTGAAACCAGAAAGTAATTAACAATTTATGGTGAAATTATAGCAAACACAACATTTTATGTCAAGTATTATTTTTTAGAAGGTGTTAAATTATTTTTATATACACCTACATGATTTAAACTTGTAGAAGCTCTTTTAAATTTGGTTTAAAAAACTCAGGGCCTTTTAACACCTTTCCGTCTTCTCTGTAGATAGGCTTACCGTTAGAGCCTAACTTGCTCATATTGCTACGATGTACCTCTTCGAAACAGACATCTAGATCAATTCCAAATGCGTGCCCGGCTCCATAAACAACATAGAGCAGATCAGTAAGTGCATCCGCTACTTCTACAATATTTTCATTTGCTAAAGCAACCTCAAGTTCTTTTACTTCTTCAGTGATAAGATCAAGACGTAGCGCACAAGTATTCCAATCTGGAAATTCGGGCTCGTCTTTAACTTCTTGTCCGAAAACCTCCATAAAGTCTCCGACTAGCTCGAAATTAGTACCGTTCATTTATTTTTCCTTTTTCTTTCTCTGTTGATTGCTGCCTTCTTAGAGGTATTCTTAGCTATAGAAGGCTTTGTATAGAATTGTCGTTTTTTTACTTCCCACAGTATTTCAGAAGATTTTTTCTTAAATACTCTTAAGGCTGCTTCAACATTACCGTCTCTTACTTTAACTTGCATTCTTCTCTTTTTTTCTCATAAATGCAGGAAGTCCCCACACTTGCTTGGCTTCCACTTTAATAAAGCGAGCGTTTTTGGCTGTAGTATCTGGGTTAGGAATAGTAAGCATTACGCGCTTTCCTTTATTCCAAGCATCTACTTGATTAAGTAATCGTTTAGTTCCTACACTTGTACGAGCACGCTCAGGGCTTCCAATCACGCCATTACTTGTACGACTTTTTCTGCTTTTTTTCTTCGCCATTTATATCTCCGTTTTAAAAAATGACCAACCACGTTTCTTTAAATAATGAACTTGTTTTGTAATAGCATTCATGCTTCGATCTGGAAAAAGCTTTTGTAGCTCTTCCTCTGAGGAAATATAATAATATTTCCGTAATAGATTTCGTTCGTTTGATGTCCACGGTCTTTTGCTATATCGTTTCATTGTATATATTATAGTTGTATTGAAGAAAAAAGTCAAGAGTTATTTTTGTATATGTGTTAATATTACTGTTCTCAGTACGCGAACAGAGGACACTTTAAAAAATTTTTCTTGACATCTTTTTTTAATTGTTGTATAATGTATTCTAAAATATGACAGCTCTATTCATTAGAGACTAAAGGAGTAAAAATGGCTACAGTACCTGCGCTTGCAATTTTTGTGTTTTGTTTACTAGGCTGCGGCTATAGCAGTTATTTTATAGGAAAACGAGCGGGTATTGAAGGAACAGTTCAATATTTTATAGACTTAGGTGTATTGGAGGTAGAAGATGAGCAAGGGGAGTAGGCCTCGCCCTCTCGGGGTAAATAAAGCAGTATTTGAAACTAACTGGGATAAAATATTTAAGAAAGAAAAACGAGAGGAGGCTGGTATGTGGGAGCATCACTGCAAGCATAACGGCACTCATTGGGTAGCTAAAGGACAACAATGCAACTGGTGCGGGGTCGCAGAAGATGATTAAAATTTACGGCGGAGAAAATTGTAGCTATTGTGAAATGGCAAAAAAACTTTGTGAAATGTATAAGCTGAACTTTGAGTATAACGACGTAGGAGATATATCTCCATTACAGTGGATTCAAAAAATTGGTTTTGTTCCTCGAAGCATACCCCAAGTTTTCGCAGATGATACCTATCTCGGAGGTTTTACAGAGTTTAAAACCTATGTAGAAACATTATAGGCCGCTAGAAGCCTTAATTCTAGCATTTTAAATTAAACCGTGTACCGAAAGGGCACAAGCGTACCGAAAGGACGCAATTCATAAAAGGAGAACTTTATGACTAAACAACTAGCATTGGCTGACCTACACAAATTTATGTTAGGTTTTGACCGTTTCGTAAACGACACAAGTGTATTTAGCCCCATGATTGACGGAGGCTATCCTCGTTTTAATATTCTTCGAGTAGGAGAAAGAGGCTATCGTATTGAATTAGCTGTTCCTGGCTGGAGCAAGAAAGATATTGAAATTACTTTGCATAAAGGTTTATTAACTGTTGCAGGTAAAAATAAGCCAGAAGAAAAAGAAGGCGAGGAGTACGTACATAAGGGTCTTAGCGGCAAATGCTTCACACGAACATTTGGCGTTAGCGAGCACATCAAGCTAGATAAGGCATATATGGAGCGAGGTTTGCTTTGTATTGACTTGCATGAAGAAATCCCTAACGAATTGCAACCAACTAAGGTTACAATCGAATAGGAGATAAAATGACTAAGCCTTATTTATTTCGCAAGCTAAACACCTATGGAATATATTTCTTAAGTGTATGGACTTGCTTAGGAATAGCTTCAGCACTAGCACCTCTAGTCTAAGCACGTAGCGGGGTCTCAACGCCCCGCTTTTTTGAGAAAATATTATGGAATTTTTGCTAACATTATTAAGTTCTTCTGGATTTGGAGCAATTACTGGAGGTATTTTTGGATGGCTCAGTAAACGAGAAGAGCGCGAAAATATGAAAATACGCTACCAACACCAAGTAGAATTAATTAAAGCAAAATCAGATGCAGCAATTAAAACAGCAGAGCTAAATAATCAAACACAGCAAGTACTGGCAAAAGTAGAAGTAGAGAAAGAAGAAACAAAAGCGTTTACTGCATCTCAAGCTACTTCGTCAAATATTGCAGAAATATTAAAAAGTATTATTAGACCAGCAATTCTTGCTGTGCTTCTGTACCAAAGCCATGCTATTTTCCAAGCACTTGAAAAATTAAGTGGTGGCATACAGAACCTTCCGGTTCAGGATATTACAGATTTATATAGGATTATGATTTTGAGTATAACAGGATTAACCTCAGTAGCTGTTGGGTGGTATTTTGCTCAAAGAACAAGCAAGCAGTTCGATAAACTTCTTGACTTGCATAATCGAAAGGATGTATAATGAATTTAGCAAGACTGAAAGAGCAGTTGGAAATTGATGAGGGAGTAGTTCATGAGATTTACCTGGATCATTTAGGGTATCCAACTTTTGGAGTTGGTCACTTAATTACAAAAAAAGATCCAGAGTATGGAATGCCTGTAGGAACTAAACTATCTGAAGGAAGAATACAAAAAGTATTTCATGAAGATGTTTTAGATGCTATAGCAGACTGCCATATACTTTATGGTAAAGGTGAGTTTATGTCCCTACCTTCTGAAGTGCAAGAAATATTAGCTAATATGATGTTTAACCTTGGACTGCCAAGACTGGCTAAGTTCGTAAACATGAAAAAAGCAGTAATGGAAAAAGATTGGCCTAAAGCAGCAGAGGAAATGAAAGACAGCCTCTGGTACAAACAAGTAAAAACTAGAAGTGAACGATTATATAACCGAATGAAGGACGTAAAATGACAATTTATTGTGTAAATAGTGAAAGATCAATGTACGAAGAAGAAGGCCGTTGGAGAGCCTTACCTTCTCATGTACCTTCAGTAGTATTTAAAACGCGAGTACGAGATGAAAGTATCGGCGGAGATAATCCCTATCGCTGGCAAGATGTGAGCACTTGGGATCTATTTGCAGGAAAGAAAGTAGTACTGTTCTCCTTGCCAGGCGCTTTCACGCCAACCTGCTCAACTTTTCAGCTACCAGACTTTGAGAAGTTAGCCCCTGATTTTTATGCAAAAGGATTCGATGAGATCTACTGTGTATCTGTCAATGACTCCTTTGTAATGAATAAGTGGGCAAAAGAAAATAATCTTGAGTATGTGCAAGTAATTCCAGACGGAAACGCAAAGTTTACCGAAGAAATGCAGATGCTCGTAGATAAAGAAAACCTGGGCTTTGGTCGCCGTTCTTGGCGCTATGCCTGTGTAATAGATAATGGTCGAATTACAGACTGGTTTATTGAAGAAGGCAAAGAAGATGATTGCCCTCTCGACCCTTATATGTACACAAATCCTTCATATATTCTCACCTCTTTAGGATAAATATATCTTGACTTTTCTAGCTACTTTTGATATAATATGTAAATATTATTCGGAGTAGCTATGAATTTATTTTTGTTAGACGAAGACCTCGACAAGTGCGCAGAGTATCACGTTGACAAACACGTCAACAAAATGCAGCTCGAAGCCGCACAGCTTATCTGTACAAACCTCTGGATAGATCAACTATTCGGGTTTGTGCCTCGTATGATTACAAAAGAAGAAAATACCCAGTTGCAGATCGAGCGTAAAAAGTGGAAGGATGTTCCAATGGAAGAACGTCCAATTCCTTACTTGCCTACAATGCAGAATCACCCTTCATGTGTATGGGTGCGTTCTTCACTCGAAAACTTTTACTGGACAAA